CAAAAAAACTATGCCAGTAAGTAAATTGTTTTTTTTTTAAAAAAACAATACAGAAAATCTACTTTTTCAATATATCCGTCAGCATATCAACGATGCTCACTTGTGGTTTTTTCTTTTTTTTTGTGGGGGGTTTGACGGCTTCCTTTTTTAATTTTTTTTCCTTATTGGCAAGTTGTTTCTTTTTGTGTTTTACAAATTTCATTGCGGATGGGTGATAAAAAACAGAACAATCCTTGTCGTGGAATTCGTAGGGATAAAAATGCCACATCAATTCTGTCATAAGTGTCTTGAATTTTATGTGAATGTCAAGGATCCTTTCCACCACCTTTTTCTTTTTGAAACAAACTTCCAGTGCCTGATCGACTGGATTGATCAGGTTCTGGGCGTAATAAATAGGATCAATCTTTACAAGATCCGAATGGTCCAATACATACGAGGGGTCCTCAATCCTTTCGAATAATTTCGGGCTTGTCTCTGGGTGTTGGGCCAGAACATATTCAATCCTTGAACCGGGTTCTACGACACTCCCGCGATTCTTCATCTTTTCGGCCAATTGTGCGTGTGCCGGTTGTGATCGCAACTTGTATTCTTCCAACCAATCTGGTTTGGTCTTATCAATCGATAGGTCCTGTAATCGTTTTTTCAACTTGATTTCATCTGTGGGTAATTCTCGTATCGCATAATCTTTTCCAAGTGTCTTGCTCACAATAAACTGCTTGAAAGAAAGCGACGCATCGTTCCGGAAAAGCCCAAGGATCTCGTCGTTGATATAATTGACAAGGTCATTGTAGGTGATGTTTGCCATGATGGAGCGAACCACCTTTTCATAGATATTCCTGACCCAACGGGCATTGTCCCGGCGTGCCAGCAAAACCCCCCTGATTGTCAGCTTGCTATCATCTTTTCCTTGATGGTCGCAAGTCAAGGCCATGTAGCGTTTTTTGGTCAGGATAAGAAACTTTTTATAAATCTTTTCTTCAAATGCTAATTTCATGGGTTTTGGAAAAAGATCCAACAGTTCCGTCTCAATCTTTTTGGCGTATTCCCACAATTTTACCGCAAACCCAGCTTGCGCTGGAAGAGGAAAATGGCAATAAATGGAATCCGTGTCCCCATAAACAATCTGCCCATTGTAGACCTTCTTGACGTGCTGGGCTGCCTTCTGGATGGAATACCTCCCCATTGCCGTGGTGCACATGGCACCTGGCAGGAACGGCAAGTAGCCCTTCTTGACACCCATCGCTCCGTACATGCTGTTTGCCGATACTTTATAGGCCAATTGGCGCTTGTCGTAAACCTTGTAGAGGGTTTCTAATGACTTTTTTTCATCTTCCGGTATGATTTCCTTCATCTTTTTTCCCACTTCCTTCATCTGTTTCTTGGTTGAGGATCGTGCTGACAACAAATCATTCAACAACCTTGGGATGACACCAACGGGTTCCTTCAAAAACCGGAAACGGAATTCCTGGCACACAATGTGTTTTGGTTTGGTCGCGTGGACAGTTGTGTCGTGCTGACACCCAATATGATCGAACCACTGGATGACATGACACTTATCGTCAGGAACACTATCGTCCGTGACAAGTGTGGAAAAATCAATATTATACGCAATAATAGCCGAGGGATAAAGCGAGCAGTTGGAGCTTAGGATTGATGCTGCTATAAAATTATGAGCGTCATCAACTTCAATATCAAAGACCTCGATCGGTTCGTGTTCCACGACGTCAATGACTGTCTGGCTATAAGAAGGAATAAACTCGTCATCCTGTCCCACTGCATATCCATCAAACCACCCCTTCACACCAATTGTCTCTATATATTCATTGGGTTTAGGAAATCCTTTATGACCAAACCTCATTCTTAATGGATCACCAGTTGATCTGCTAATTCTTGTAATATCAGAACCACGAATCGATAAGACGCAATCATTTATTGGCTTATCTATAAATTCTTTTTTCGCTAAAGAAACACAAGCAGATGGACCTTTACCAGTTAATTTTATTATTTTCTGTGTTTTATTATATATACACATATATTGCTCACATGTTTTTGTGTGCATTCGTTGATATGATGCTGCTATACTAAGACGACATGACTTATTAATACAATACCGAAATCCAATATTCTCTCTAAAACGAGCAGCATCAAACATTGTGATGGTTAATAATACATCATGTCGTGGTTGCTGTTCGTGATTTTTTGGTTTTATGACATTTTCATTTAACTTATAAGTTATTTTCTTTGTATTGGGAATAATCACATTAATACCTAATTTCATATGCAAAATTTTAAGATCTTCAAATACTTTTTTCATACTATCAAGATGTTTTTCAATCGTAGTCCATTTGAATGATATATTTCCAAACATATTAACAGGTGCTCTAAAATAAGGAGCAGTCCCGTCTCCACCATACAATCCACCCAAAAACTCCCTGACAATGGAAATTGGGCATTTGGGATCAAGGATAAAGGATGGCAACTTCATTTCTTGGGTGCATCGTTTCCCCACCACAATGTCTTCCAGGGAATGGATCATCTTTGCCAGAACAGATGGTAAGGCGATGGTGAAAGTTGTGCCTTTCATACTGTTTGAACGCACCCTCTTGTGGATTTTGACGTCAACACCAGACAGTTTCATCATGTCCATTTTGAATGCGGTGGCGTCAATCATCGTTCCGAAACAAGCTTCTACACATTGTCGTGCCCAATCCTTGTCTTTGTGAGATGACATATAGATACTTCCATCTGCCAGTATATACCCCAACATCCGTGCGAACGCCAAACTTTTTTCTCGCTCGATGCCATTATCATCCATTGTAAATGTGTATTCTTCTACATCCAAATACCATTCTTTCTCTAAAGGACATATCGTATCCTCTGTGCCTTCTACTCCGCATTTTACCTTTTTCCCTTTCAAATCTTTTGCTTGGCACCATTCCCCATTTTCCAGCATGATTTTATGATCAGGGGTTGCGATCAAGGTTTGTCCGTCTTGTAAGATAACCTTGACAGTCTCCCTCATCCCTTTCACCTGAAGTCCATTGATGGATGAAAAGTTGCGAAAACCTCCATCTTTGTATCCCAAAACCATCGTGTCATTCGTAAGTGAATCAATGCGTTTCGCAGATCCATTCGGGAGCGACACAAGTGTTTCACCAGCTAAACAAAAATCGAAAGGAATTACCCAATCGTACACACCAGGAGTTGGTGGGAACACATAGGCCCCTGAGTAGTGGTCCGCCCCTTCAATATGTTTCTTGTCCCTCCCTAATGAATGGGGGGATTGGACCACAATCTTTTCGTGGGTGCACAAGTAATACAATTGGGAAAAGACCTTGATCTGTTGCCCCTGTGTGTAGAGTGTCAGCACAGGCACACGACACGTCTTGGCCATCTCCGTCAGCCCAATCCACATCTGGAGTTTTTCAAACAGCAACAAAACCAGCCGAGAATCCTGGACGCAGTATTTCCCCACCCGACTCAACAAGTTATATCGGTTCTCCTGCCCTTCGATTCTTGACAACCGGTACCCTTCAAAGATGTCCTTGGGTTTGATGGGGTCCTTGGTCTCCCCAATAAAGTATTCTGAGATGGTTTTCAAACGATAATTCTCAAACTTGTAATCACGCCTCACCACCGGCAAGAGGTCCACAAACAACCTTCCTTCCGTGTCCAAAAACAAGAAATTCTGGTGAGAATAGGCAGAACTGGACCACGAAATTGTTTTCTCTGGGGAATGGACGGGTCGTCCCATCCAATCTTTGGTCCTCGTCCCCATCTGGTCGAATTGGTCCATAATTCCAAGCAGTTTCGCACGAGAAATCATGTACATCATATCGAATCCAAAGATGTTGTAGCCAATCACGACGTTTGGGTTTTCTTGTTGTAGGATCCTGGTGAAACCAAGCAGTAATTCCTTTTCACAAGGATAGGCCTTTAGGATTACATTTTTTCCAACCACAGATTGGATGGGCTTCCCTAAACTTAACAGGTAATTCTTGAATTCCTTCTGGTCCCTTGTAAAAACCATCGAGATCTGGAAAACCACATCCTCAATTTTTTCCGCATTGGGCATCCTTGTTGGGACACTCGAATAAACCTCGATATCAAAAGACATGACATACGGCAATGGGGATGGTTTATCCTTGTCTTCCAATGGAGAAATCAATCTATAATTTTTTCTTATTTCTCTGTGGCACAATGTCTGTTGCTGTATGGCAACCCTGGGTTCAATGTCTTTTTTCCATCTCACCCACCCTGCCGTATCGATGTGTTGTTCTGTGCAGAACTGGAGGATTGGATTGGCCTCGTTCTCGTGGATATACAATGGGGCTTTCTTGACACGCATCCCTACCTGGATCCTTTTTTCCTGGAGCTTATAATAGGTCTTTTTCCTCTGTATATTATTGACAAATTCCATCTTGATCACGCAGAATGAATTGACATTGTGGTAAAAATACAATTTTTTCATTCCATACACAAAAGTCATTCTACCAGCCCAACAATTCCGGCACCCCCCCCTTTCACAATCGGTTTCAAAATGATCCGCATTCAACAACTCCAAAATATTCCGTTGGATCCCTTCCCTATTTTGGTGTACTTCGTTTTCTGGGATTCCTCCTATTTCTATATAAAAGTATGGCATAAAATCATGAACGTGAATACAAATATTCCTATTTTCCTGATCAATCCCATACATCCTGATATGAAAAGCCTGTTTGGAGACATTTTCCTCGTCCTCTGTGCTCCACGTGTATATAAATGCCTCCTTCTTCATTCTGATTATTTTTTCTTTTCCTCTTGTTTTGTTTTCATTTTTGTTTTTAGATCCTATTTTACACAAAATAGGATCATTCTTTTAACGAGTATTCAAACGATAATACAAAAAATCGAGATCAAATGTTGTTCCAAAAGGAAGATAATCATCAAAACCATTGTAATTTAATGCCATCATTGTAGGGTAGAATTTCAGGAAATTCTTCTTGGCACTCTTTCGTTTTTTCTTATCTTTGGAGTTTTTAATGACACGATGCCACCACAAACACTTTTTGCTTATCCTAACATATACCGCAAGAACATGCTTGTAATTTTTTTCTTCCTCTCGAAGCCATTTTTGCTGGAGCTTGGATGGGAGTTTTGATGAAACATCCTTGATAGATGGCACACAACGGGATCGAGGTGCTGACTGGAGGGCACTTGATGGAAACATGACCTGCAAGAAAGAAAATATATATCAGTACTGGTTTGGATATATATGCGTAAATTCACCCAAAGAAATCATTTTTTGACACGAATGACAATATAGCGTTTTTTTCGTTGATTGATGGTCATGAACAACAAGCTGATCATCAATAAGAGAATCATAATAAAAATTGTGGCGTAAATATACCAAAAGTGATCCATGGGTTGGGGGCGGAACAATTCATTCTGTAGTTTTTTCTTTTCTTCCAAATCATCTGGGGGTATTGTTGTAGGGATTATTTCTATGGGATCAACGACAGCATCCACCAAAAAAACAACCCTCACAATATCCACCATGTGAACAGGGCACAATGGGAAAAAAGAGATAAACAACACATCATTTGGAGACTTCAGTACCATATTTTTTATAAAGTTAAGGGTGAGATGATTTTCTCCCATTTTTCCACCAGGTTGATTATAATAAATATCCTGGAACCCATTCTTGGAAACCTGGATCTTGGAGAACAATGTGTCTGTCTGGCATTCTGGTATGTTCCACCCCATCAAATCCACACCAACCCCTGTATATTCTATTGATTTCTGGATGCTTGAAAATCGAAATTTCAGGATAAAGGGGGGGTTTTCGTATTGTGGAAAATTAATGAAATCCCGATAATCCAAGATATTAAAACCTTCACTGGGCACCCACTCTGTCAAAATATTCTGTTTGCTCATTAGTTTATTGTTCCAAGGATTTTTTGATTTCTTTTTCTTTTTCTCGTATTCATTTCTTTTTCTAATTCTTTGTATCGATTATCCCCCAATAGTTTCATAACGCGTGTGTATTTTTCAGCACGATAAAAATTTGGAACAATGTTGCCTGAGCCATAGGTATAAACACAACCTATATTGTAAAGAGAATCATTGAATCGACCCGATGGGAGTATTGATAATTTTTCAACCGATTTCTTTGATATTTTTTGTTTGCTTTTTTCCAACCAGCTCTTCTTTTGTTTTCTGGCTTTTTTCAAAACCTGTTGTGATACCTGTAGAGGGTGTGGCAGATTCGAGATAAGATATTCAGTAAAAACAGGGTCTTTGTTGCTCAAATAAGAAAGCACATTATTATAAGAGTCAATAAATTCATCATAAGTCATCATCATTTCCTTCTTCTTTACATTTTATAAAGAAAAATTCTTTTCTCGAAAAACATTGTCGCTTGGATTGTGCCCCAATCTCTTGAATTCTTCCAATAAAAACTCGCCAATCTTGTCGTGAGGAATTGTGTAGGGCACCACGACAAGTGTTATATCGGCTTTTCCACAAAGGTCTTTCTTGATGAGGTCCCTGTATTGTTGGTTCTGGAATTTATCCCGTGAATTCTTGTGCATGAAGGAATTGTAGTGATAGTGCTGTGCCCCATTGTATTCAATCGCCAGTTTTAATTCTTCATTGTAAAGGTCAAGTTCAAGGTTTTCACCAGTGACTGGATTTTTCAAGAAATCGGGTCGGGTCTTGTTGAAGGGTTTTTGGAAATAAAATTCACAGAATGATTTACACATATGCTCGCCCTTGCTGCTGCAGTTAGAAGCTTGTTGGCTGTATCGTTGCGTGGGGGGTCTGGATGCGCGTGGATTATTGATGGGCTTGAACAATGCCCACAAGATATGCTCGTATATATCTGTCCATGTCAAATTAGTTCCCGCATCATTGTTTTCTGAAAAATAATTAATCAGGAATAAAACCAGAAAAGTTATCAAGATCAAGATAATCAGGATGTGCCACCCGTACTTGTGCCAATATTCTTTAGAATCCGAAATCAAGCCCATAAATTGTTTTTATTATAATGAAGAAGAAAATTTGATACAATTTTAAGGAGATGTTATTTTATAATAAAAACAAATGACCAAAGTGCAATACCCCATCTTTTTGGAATTTACCCACCATGTCAAGGACGATTACTGGAAGCTCTTGTACGAAGACATGGCATTTGGAAAATTTCCTGGTGGTGCCTATGTCCAAAAGAATTACTTTTGCTGTTATTGTAAAGGAAAAGAATTCAGTGTTGAATTGATTCCTAAAAATTTCTCGGTATTCACCCAGATCCATTCCCTTTTGTCAAATGACCTTGGTATTCGCTCTGAAAAAGAGAAGAATGTCTTGAAAGAGAGTGTCATGAAATCACAGGATGTCAAGGACCCCAAACGACTCATCAAGGATGTCTCCCTGACCTCCTTCATCATCAAGAAAGGAGAAAGATACAACCTCCCCGACAATATCATTCGCAAGATTTTTTCCCTTTTTATTGTGGGGTTCATGTTCAAAACACTCCTCCTGAAGGATGTTGTTTTTAATGGGAATGAGATCCAAGACATACGTGGTTTCACCTTTGCGGATCGAAAAGTGCGCATCAACAAGAATATTCTGGAATTGAAGAAACCACATATTGAATATGAAAACCACACCCGAAATGATAGTTCAAATCTATTGTCTTCTCACTGGCAGAAATATACTGACAATTTGTCCATTTTCAACCAGAGCGCAAGTTTCATATAAAACCATTAAAAAAATTATGTAGCGCAAAAATAACCTCCATGTTGATTTTATGGGCACACAATTTTTGGTTATTGTCAAAATAGTAATAGGCATCAAAAAAGTTATTCTCATCACATTTTATCTCATAATGGGAACACAACCTTATGTGAAACCCATACCAATTTATATTGCCGTGGCAATTCTGGAAATAATCTATAAAATATGCGCCATTTTTGGTCTTTTGGGCTCGTATATTTATCTTGTTGATTGTTTGTGGTGTAATCATATAGTCGCTCATGTTTATGTTTTCCCATTTAATATTTACTCTTGAATATTCCTCTATTTTGATGCTGACATTGATACATTCATCATTGACAAACCCAAAAAAATCATCAATGTATTCCATTCTCAATAATAAAATTTTTCTTTTTTCGTGTAGAAATCAATTTTTGCATCCTTGGTTGTGTTCGATTGATAGTTTCTTCAATTCCTCTAAAAACC